ATCGGGCACTTTCACGCAGCATTTGGGGTAAACTGGTACGCTTGTGACGCAATGAGAGTGTTCGGAATGAACGCTGGCAGCCTGTGTGACCCGACTCACCTCATGCAGAAATACGGAAAGAAGTACACAAAGCGTCCTATTCTTGGAATGGGTGTGGTCCTGGATGGAACGCATGCCTATTGTGAAGTCATGCCAAACGCAAACAGGGGAGTAAAATAATGGACATATATAAAGACATTCTGGTCTCAGGTAGGCAGTCAAACAAGATTGCAAGGCTCATGGCAGAACTCATTGGGGACTACGCCAGGGTGTACGCAGTGGGGGAGCAAATAGACTTCACCGAAGACGACGAGGTTGCGATCTGGGTACAGGGGGATCACCTGGTCTCAACTATCAAGATGGAGGACCATTGGCCTGATACTGCCATGCGTGTCTTCAGTGTCGTCAGGAACCACAACCTTGACGGATCTCAGGACATTCCTACGAGGCGAGGAAATTCTCCGATCGGTGCAATCAATAGCCAACCCGACTGATTACCCACAAGTGCTGAAACTTGCACCGAAAAGCCTCTAAAACACCGTGTTTCAGGCCCCTGATTCGCGGTGTTTTCTTTTTAGCCTAAACCTCCCCCCTGTCAAAATCACGCTATGCCTCGTGATGGGGGGAGGCCTTCTTTGCAGCATTGCTGATAGCTCGGTTCAACAGCCTCTTTGCCGCCACTCTTTTCATGGACGCGGGAACCATTCTTAGCACTGGCACAAGGTGCTCGCCCTGTGACAGCAGGTGTGCAATGATCTGATCGGATCTTTCGATGCACCCCGACACTCCCCACCTGTCCATCTTCGCCGCCATGTCCTTGCAGCCACAGCCGCCTTTGAATTGCACCGCCCAGTCAGGGATGAGTTTAGCCAGCTCTGTTCCAACTGGCTCTGGAGGTTTCCGGCCATTTAGCTTGCTGATTATCTCCTGCTTGTGATCCCTAATCAGTTTCCGCATATCAGGAGAAACTTTCGACCAAGGCGATACGCCGAGATTTCCGTCTGGCTTCACCCTCAGCGTTATGCCACGCTCTTTGATCTTTCTCATTATGTCCATTAAACAGTTCCTTCGTCCACCTGTCCACCGCTCGACGAAGTTTCGCCGCAGTCGTAACCCTCCGTGGCGTCAAATGTTATTACGCTATTGGGGTCCGAGGTGTCAGTTCCGGTGATCCCTGAGCCAGAACATGAGTCAAGCAGATACGTCTTGTTCCCAGATATATCCGACCTTCCGACCTTTTTACCTGTCCCAGCCCCGAACGGAAGCCTATAAAACTCCTCGTCAAATGAAAAGGAACCGTCAGTTACAGGCACTTTAATTACAGGGCCAGTGGAATTGTCGTAGTCCCAGTATGAGAGGCCGTTTTGCGTGTATGGGCCGTGTCCAAGTTCAGTTCTGACGTAGTTACTGATAGGGTTGTCGTCAGCAAACTGGCAGCCAAGCCCGTCAGTGTTTGACCAGCACTGGCACAACTCAGGCTTTGATATTGTGGGCACAGTCAGGTCTGCTGAACGTGCCGAGCAGTTCCCCGATGAGTTTGATGTGTTGTAGTTCCCTCCGAGGCAGGTTTTGTATGGATTGTCGCCTGCATAGTTTGCAGCAGGAATGGTGGCTGTCATCTCAAGGTATGGCCTATCGCAGTCGTCAGGGAAGGCTGTTGGCACTCCCGTTGATCCGTCCCATATGCTCTGAAGTTTGGGGTAAATCCTTAACTGGATGCCAGTCTTCTGCTTGTTTGAAACCGTGTTGAACGGCTGGGTGTTAAATCTCGCCCAGGCCTCTGCCCCGTAGTAGTACCCTCCAGTGTACACTGTGGTTGTGTTAACAAGGTCGCAGCCAGTGTTGTAGACACTCCCAGATCCAGCACGACCACCCCACAGTGTGCTGTCATATGACGAATCTGAGAATGGGCCGTACCAGCAACCGTCCACTCCTTCTGGTGTTTCCAGGCAGGGAGGCAGGGAGATTGTGGGGTCATAGGTTAAAGTGCCGCTGCCAAAAAGCTGAACAGCAGTGTTTGTCAGATTTCCGACAAACACGCTACCCGTAGCTATCATCCCGTAAATGCTGTTGACGGTGATACTTGCTGGCATCTTGCATGCAGTGCATAGGCAGCTTGCCACAGAGGGTGGTCCCTCTCCGCTGCATCCACAAGAAGGGCACGACAGCCCCCTAAATCTAATACCGAGGCTCATCAAGGTGTCTCCGGTTCTGGCTCGCAAGACGCTTGGATGACAATGTAATAGTCGCCCTTTTTCGAGCAAATCATCCTACTGCCGCTTGATATGGTCTCCTCCCAAGGGTTCCTCACGTCAATAGTGAATCCGCCGCTCGTGTCTGACCAGCCATTACCGTTTGAACTCAATTCATAGATATAGCCTGTGCCTGTTCCTGCTGTCGTCCAAGATGCTGCCGATATTCCTGACGCTGCCACTATTACGTAAATTTCATCTTCTCCGCCGCCACTGCCTCCTCCGCCAGAAACAACCCAATGGACTCCCACTCTTGACACGCTCACATAGGTATCTGCCGCAACCGCTTCGGTTGTGGAGTTGAGAACAGGCACCTCTATGGATGGTATCTCCAAAAAGTCTGTGCCGTCAATCACTACCATAGTACAAACGCCCTCGCCGCAGGTGTCGCCTGCCCTGGCGTCAATTCCCCCGCTTGGAGTCTTGACAAGCATCTGCTCCATGCCTGTGGGGTATCCCTCGCCACTGTTCCCAGCGACAAGGTTCTCCCCGATGGTCTTTAGTGCAAGTGCTGCGTCTTTGTTCTTGAAACCATATAAAGCCATCTTTACACCACGTCTGGGAATACTGCTGCGAAGTCAACCTCTCCAACCGTGTCGTACCTGACGTAGTTGGGGGCACCGTCTTGATCTCCTAGTGGCTCTCCATCGAAGTCCACTAGGCCAACGGCACCTATACCGAGACCCGACTGCTGGAACGGGATAATCTTGCCATCGTTCGCAGTGTCGTTGTGGAACCTCCCGATCATCGGGACAGCCTGTGCATGACCGACAAAAAGGGCTCCAGACTGGTTCTGGACCTCGTACTCGTCAACCAGGATGTTGTACGTCACTCGGTACCACTCGGCGTCAGTGACTCCGCCAGCACCATCGTCAATCTTGATGGACTGTTCGACTGCGTTCATGGAGGTAATCATTGCAGACTTCGGCGGGAAGCCACGCCAGGTAAGCATGTTTGCCTTGTACGTCCTGTCCAGCATGTCTGCATCAGTCACATCCTCCTCAAACTGGGTTATTGTGAACTGAAGCATAGCCTGCTTGCGTGTCACTGGTACGCTTACATCGTTTTTCAGGTTAATGACATCAAGCCCTGCGTTCTGCCTTGCGGAATTGTCAACGGGCAAGTATCTAGTTGAGATTGGGGCAGGGTTTCCGCCAACCACCTTGGCTGGCGTGTCGTCGTCCTGGTATGCAACCGCGTCATGCAGAACGATGTCCCTGCCTACCACGCTCCTGGTAACCACTGGATCAATGTCACTTGGGGTCTCTGGTGGTGACTGGGGTTCTGGATCGGCTGGGGTCTCGCTCTCTTGTGACTGAGACTGCTTGCCGTTCTCTGTCCTGTAACTGCACGTTACAGTGAACACAGTCCCGTTGACAGTCGATCTTGTCACAGTCTTGCTGTTGCAGACTGCCATTGGAATCCCAATGCCTGTAGCGGAGTCGTACCATGTATGATAGTTCACCAGCGGGATACCAGGTGCGTATGCAACGTGAACGTCAGTAACGTCATCTGGACCGAAGGAAGGGTTCGCTGGGTCTGTGACCGTCACGAGGTATTTTTGGGTCAGCCCAATCTGGCATGACTTTTTCCCCTCGCTGTTGTTAGCGTTCGCTGTGTAGCCAGTGTCTCTCAACTGGCAAACGTCATATGTCAGTGCCATTTCTTACAGTCCCTTCAGGTTGTCTGCCAGTGTGGTGTTGATTTTGTTGAGTGCCTCAAGGTTGTGGATCTGAGCCTGCTTTGCATCCCTCTGTGCCTCTTGGAACCTAGCTTCCTCTTTCATTTCCTTTTCCCTGTTATCACGCTGAGTCTTGAGGTAGATCCACTCCTCTACACTGTTCTGTCGCATGTTGCCAGGCAGTGGGGCACTCATGGCCTTGTCAATAAGTGCCTTGGTTCTGTCCTCTGCCCTCTTGTTCAGGGATTCCATTGAGTCCTGGATAGCCTCAAAGCCCTTCAGGTAAGCGGTCTGCTGCTCTGCTGAGATGAGCCTCTTTTCATCCTTGACTGCCCGGTATGCAGCGTTTTCTCCACCGAGGGCAGCACCAGCCGCTCTCGCCTTCTCGATACGCTCTTGCATTTCGAGGGTCTTGAGTGCAGTGTCGTCCCCAAGTGCCGCAGCAATCTTCGCCTCTGCCATAGCTCTCGACTTGGCAAGCTCCGTCCTCTTGAGATCCCTCGCAAGTGCCTTCTGCTGCTTCTCTTCCTCGTACTTCAGCATGTCTCTCTTTGATTTTGCTATAGCAGCATTTCCTTGCCTTAACGCCTCAAGATCTTTTTCGATATTGGCAAGGGCACTTCTCTCCCCGCCATTCATAAGGCTGTCAAGGCTCTTGAATAGGCTCACCATTGGAGCCAATCCGCCACCTCTTGAGATCAGGTCTAGCTGGTTGAGCAATGGCAGTGCCTCGCTCATCCAGAAGATCATGCCCTCACCCCTTGCGTACTGATCCATGAGGCCATCACCGACCTCGATAAGGCCGTTGAGTGCCTCAGCCATGCCCCTGAGGGAAACGTCAGCACCAGTATTCTCTGCTATCTTCGCTTGTAGCTGCCCCCAGGCCTCGGTGGCAGCCTCCATCTGCCCGGTGAATGTCTTGAGACCTGCCTCATCGACATTACCGAACGACTGGGCAATGTCGTCAACAGCCTTGGCAACGTCATCGAACCCAACCGAACCGTTTTTAATCAGGTTTCTCAGCTCAAGGGAACTCACCCCAAGGTTCTCTGATAGCTTTGCTAGGATTGGTACGCCTTGGTTCGCGAACTGACGAATCTCAGTCATCATCAATTTGCCCTGGGCTCTCACGTCAGAGTATGCCTTGGCAATCAGTTTCAGCTTTGCGGGGTCCCCAAACGCCAGGCGTCCGAAGTTCTTGAGAGAGTCGGTCGTTTCCTCGGCGGTGAAACCAAGAGCACGAAGTTGAATAGCAAGATCCATCGTTTGCTCGACAGAGAAAGCAGTTTTCTTCGCGTACTCAACCATCTCCTCACGGATTCTTGCTGCCGCATCAGCATTTCCGTCATAAAGTGCCGTGAGGACGATCATTGACTTCTTTTTCTCGTCTGCCTTCTCAACAAAGCTGATGACAGCACCTGCGAACGCCTGTACGGCCTTTACCGCTGTGGTGATCGCAATTCCAGCCTTCAGGGCACCGATTGTTACCCTACTGAACGTCTTTTCAGCGTTCGCAAGTTTGGTAGACAGCTTTGCATTGTGTGCATTGATGCTGGTGTTTTTCCCAATGATACCAGCCTCGATACCCTCAGCTTTCAGTCTTGCGGCACGCTCCTTCTCAAGTAGACGCATACGCTTGGCATAGGCTTTCTTTTTTGCTGCAAGCCTCTCCTCCTCTGCTCTCATGAGGATCTGCGTGTGTTTCTTCTGTTCTGCCTTGTACGTCCTGGTTGCCATTCTGGTGAGTTCAATACCCTTCTGGATACTGATCTTCTTTTCCATTACCAACTTGCGGATCAGGTCTTTCTCGTCCTTGTAGCGGTCTGCATAGCTCTTGGATGCAGCAACCCTCTTGTTCTCTTTCTCGATTAACTTGACGAGTTCCTTTTGCTCGTGCCTTACCTTTGTTGCACCCCTGGAGAACTTTGCCGGGTCAAGGACAATCTCATAGTACAGACTGCCTACTCTGCTGTTTGAAGCCATATTTAACTCGTTATTCTCTTTAGGTATTCGCCAGCTTCCTCTGGCGTCATTTCGGTATTTCCGCTTGTAGACTTCCTCATCTCAGCCTCTTGGTCGGCCAGCAGGGAGTTGTACGCTATCCACCAATCAAGAACGATTGGTCTTGTGTTGTTGATCCAATGAATAGGGTCATCAACTCCCAGCTCTTTGCAAATAGAAAAGGCATGTTGAAGTCTTACGTTCATGCCAAGCTCTTTTTTGAGAACCTCTATTTGCCCTTTAGCTTTCCCTCGCGTTTTTCAGCCCATCCCTCGATAGCGTTGACGAGGATGTCAAGCTTGAGTGCATCAAGCTCCATGATGTCGTTGATGTCTGCCTCTGAGAAAAGCATTTCTCCAGCCTTCGAGCAGAGGTGGTCAATGATTGTGAGGCACCTAGCTCTCTGGTATGCACCGTCTTTTACCTTGGCGTTCTTCTGGTCAAACATCTGGGAGATCCTGCGTGAACGCTGGAACTCGCTTACAGACTTGACGTAAACTTTCTCGCCAAAGAACTCTCCAAGCAGCTCAGGCTTTGACACGGATGCTTTCTCAAGTAAAGTCGCTTTCGTTAAACTCATTGTGGTCTTCTCGGTTTGGTGGGTTCAAAATGTCCATCGGTATATCTGGGCAATTAACTGCCTTCACTTCCGCCTCAAGTTGCTCCGAGACGTGATCAGTGATTCTCTTGGCTCGGATTGGGTCAACTGGAACCAGGAACACAACTTTGCTTCCTGGCTTCCAGCCCACCAATCCTACTCTTTCCATAGCGTCCGGATGACCCTCAAAGATAAGGTACTGCTCAAAACAAACAGTCTTCTTTGTGATTACGTTTGTGGCCTTGTGTGGCCTCAGTTCAATACTCATATCATGGCCTCCGGTTTGTTGCTATTAAGATGCTGTTCCAGCCGTGTAGGCAGGTCCTGTTTCGCCGTCAAACGTGAAAGTGAAAGACTGCTCAAGCAATCCGCCAATCTGCACGTCAGGAAGCGTACACTCACTAACAAACCCTGTGCCCGTGAGGATTCCGCCGGTAGCACCAGCCGATGGGAGCGTGATAGTGATAGTGTCGGCCGAACCGTCAACGGTGAATGGCTCATCCGTAGGCTCAAACACGGCAGTCACTTGGACTGTACCAGCGTCAACCAAGTCGGCTGCGATCTTCTTCATAAATCCTGTGTCACTGAGGCAGCTAGCGTCAATGCTTTCCATCGACCACGTTGGCAACGTAATCGAACGAACGCAAGCAACCGCTCCGCCAGTTGTTAAGGCAACAGTAGTGCCCTGTCCGGTAAAACCAGCCATTTTATTCTTGTCCTATTTTTAGTTTCTTCGATAGTGAACTTGATAATCCTGGGTCCCGACGAAGATTCGCCCGTCAGACCCATCTTTTGGCGTCAGTAACTCCCACTGAATACCACCGTCAACAGTTATTCCCTGTATCGGAAAGTCGGCGTCAGAAGATACTAAACTGTTTAACACGTCTTCCGCTGCTTCAATACCCACTTCTGTCTGGGCACGAGTATTGGCTGCAACGTCGACTGTGAATCGTGACGAGTAGGCCCGAACAGCACAGTTATTGACTGTACCGTGTCCGATTGTACTTGTGATCGTGATGACCACAAACGGCTCGTCTACTCCCTGTGGAGGGTAGTCTGCATACACCTGCTGACCGACAACTGAACTTACGCCAGCATCTGCCCTCAAGGCTGCGACAATTTGAGGTATTGGTCTCAACTGAACTTCCCCCATTTTATTAGCATCTGCTTCAGCAGTGCGTTTTGTTTTGAGTATGCTACGGCAGCGGCAGGCTTCATGAACGGCCTGGGGATGAAGTTTCCTATGTCATTGCCCCAGGCTTTGTGTCTTCCGCCATACTCAAGCATATGAGCATAGTTGTAGCCGTACCTTGAATTGTCTTCGTCGTCTGTTCCGTACCTCGGTCCAGTCGCACTGTACCAACCCTTTGCCCTTCTGCTCAGGGTTTTGGTGATGATACCTCTCTTGCCGCCATTGTTTGTCTTTGTGTTACCACCGTTGTAAGCCATAGTTGGCTTTTTGGGTCCACGAGCATCAAGCGTCTCTCCGTACCAGCCGCCCCTCAGGTAGCTGACCCCACCCTCTGTTGTGCGTGGCCTTTTCCAATCACCACGAGTCGTCCTGTCATACTGAGAGCGTCCAATGCGTTCAGCACTACTTCCCAGCTTCAGGACCTTGACTATCTCATCTCTCAGGATCTTTGACATCCTTTTGTTCGCTTGGAGTAGTTGAGAGCCTGTCATGTCCTCGATCAGTAACTGCATGTCCTTGCTGAACGTAGTTACAGACACCGAGCCTGCGGATTCTCTTTTCTTGCCGCCCCTCATGTTCCTAGTGGCAGCCTCGTGTAACCTTTTTCCAAGACTCAACTTGTTGCCTTCAGTTCGATTCTGATTGTGCGGTTGTCGCCAGCAACATCCCTGACAGCCACGATGCCGTAAATGACACCATCAATGGTTGCCCTGCATTGCGAATTGACTAGGCCCTTGACAGCAGGGGAGTCACCGATTGCCACCTTCTGGGTGCTCTCTTTCGTCTGCACCCCGTCGATGATCTCCCCCCCGCCAAGGTCCACAAGCTCACACCACCACTCCGAGATAACCGTGGTCCACGGTCCTGTGGTGTAGGCACGCTGGCCGTACTCATCTTCTGCAGTCGGTGGGGACTCGATGAGGGCCTTGTAGTTGCGGTGCCCGATTCGCTTGCGGTTAAAGCCAGTCAGTTTTGACATTGTTTTCCTTTTCGTTAAGAGCTACCTGAGGGGATCGAACCCGCGACCTGTTGATTACAAATCAACTGCTCTACCATCTGAGCTAAGGCAGCTTGCAGCGTGACTCTCGCCACGCTGGTCTTATGTTACGGATAAGAACTTCTGATGAGTTTGCGAACAATCATCTCGTAGCTCTTGCCGTTGTCTGTGTTCCCCTGGTTCTCTTGAGCCGGGTCAAAGTACGCTCTGCCGACCTCAAGCAGGATAGCCTGCTTCATAAGTCTTGGCACACACCCAGAGTCGCTGACGCCGCAAGTGAACGATACCGTCACCATGTCGCCCTTAATGTCAAGGTATGTCTCAGGCCACGAGTTATCTGGATCTGCATTAAAGATACAGCCGCGAGCCTGCGAGTACGTCCATTTTGATGAATCAAGTGTCTGAGTCACGCCGTCTGAATCGACGTAAGTGATCGAGGAAACACTTGTGCTCATCCCCATCATTAACTGAATAGGGGCATTTTCTGCTGGGAAAGAGTACATCGCCTGCTGCCACGTTGATGACATTACGCCGCGGTTTATATCTCTCTCCAGCTTCTCTGTTGAAGCCTCGATGAGCAGCTCCAGGTGGTCGTCTTGGTCGCTGCCAGAAATTCTAAGATGACTTTTTACTTCTGCTAGACTTACGGCCTGACCGCTTTGGCTTGTCAGCCTTGCTAGAGTCCAGTTTGGGTTCATCTTTGTGTTCCTTAACCTTACCAAAAGAGATCAATGTTCGGGCTACCCCGTTGCTTGACACTTCAACCACAGCCCCCACCTTTTTACCAAGGCAGGGGCTTAGGATTTCAACTTTCATCATTACGCCAATTTCAGGATGCTGAGAACTTCTGGGTTCACGCTTGCAATGTCGATACGCTGAGTGCAAACGATTCCAACTTGATCGTTTACAGCGAACAGCTCACGAAGAACATTGAAGTTCAACGCACGACGATCACCGAAGTAGTGAGAAACGCTCAAGTCGCCGAAGACAGCGAGCAGGTCGCCAGTTCCAGCACCCGAACCTGGGATGGCGTTTACCAGCTCAACAGGGTAGCCAAACAAGCTACGCTGAACGCCCATTGCCAGGTTGCTGTCTGCGTTTCCGCCAGCAGCGTTAAGCAAGTCGCGGATCTGACCATTCCAAAGCGTTGGGCTCATGTACCACTTGTGGTTTAAGCCACGCTCTTGGCCAGCAGCAACAACAACGTCTGTGAGGTCAGTCAACGCAAGGTCTCCAACCGTAGCAACGCTGTTATTTACAGCAACGCCAGCATCGCCTTCGATTCCGCCAGTGTAGATAGACCCACCTGTAAACAGGTTCTCATCTTCTGCTTTGGCGAAACCCCAAGCCAAGTCGCGAACGATTGTATCAGTCATGCTGATGACCGAATCTTCGCTAACCTCGGTTGACATCTTGACCAGGCCAGCCATTTTCTTGGCAGTCAAGGTAATCTGGTCGAAAGTCAGGTCCGACTCAGTGATGGAAGCAGCTTCATTGGGGTAGTAGATCGTTGAGTGTCCGACCAACTTAGGAACCGACCAAGTGAGAGCACCCATGACAACTCGACGGCAAGCGTTGCGAGCAACACCGTAGTCTTCAACCAAGTTGATGAGCTCGGAAGCCAAGGGTGTGGGAACGGTGTAGCCACCCTTGTTGTCTGTGCCTTCGCTCTGTGCAGCCATGAACTCTTGGGCTTTGGCGTCTCCACCAACAGCAGCAAGGAACATGCCGGCAGTGTATGCGTCTTCGCTGGAAGCGAATACGTTGGACTTGTTGTATTTTGCTTTCGCAGGAATCGTCATTTCTTCGGTCTCGTTCAATTCGGGTTCGATGGATGCCACGGGCTCAACAGCCGGGGCTTGAGGGGTAACTCGTGAAGCAGCAATTTCGTCTCGTCGGGCTTGAACCTTCTCAAGACGTTCCTTTTTTGCGACCAATGCAGCGAACTCAGTGTCCAATGCCTCGATCTGTGCAAGAGTCTCCTCACTGCTGTCGCCTGCTTCCAGGGCGACATCTGCAAGAGCCTCCATTTCGATTGAAATGTCATCCAATCGTGCAGCAATTTCTGCGATTTTCATTATTGATTTCCAGTTGGAAAGGGTTTGAAATTGAAATTGCCCAGACAGGTATCATTGTAGCTCGGTTAAATTGAGCTATTTTTTGATAATCATTTTCATGCGTCTGGACTTACTTTTTGCTTTGGCTGACAGTGCGAAAGGGCACAACGACGCAAAAACCTCGGTCTTCTCGGTTGACGCCTTGGTTCTCGTGATTTGATGCACCTCATCTGCAAAACCCATAGAAACAGCATCTTCTGCTGTCATCCAGGTCTCTGCGTCCATAAGTGCAACGACATCTGCTTCGTCCATCCCGGTCTTTTCGACGTAGGTTGCGGCGATGTCCTTGTCCATCATTTCCATGATGTCTGCTGTACTTCTGAAGTCCTTGCAATTGCCCATTGCTACGGTCCAGCATCGGTGAACCATAAACTTCGCGTTGCTGTTGATAACCACCTTGTCTGCGGCACAGGCAACCACTGTGGCGATAGACGCCGCGAGCGTGTCGATATGGACAGTTACCTCGCCCTCGTGCTGCATAATAGCGTTGTACATAGCAAGTCCCTCGCTGACCACGCCACCCTCTGAGTCCAGCTCAATGGTTACGTCCTGGCCTGCGTGTTCCTTCATAATGTCCCTAAAGTCGTCGGCAGAGATTCCGCCTTCAAAGTCGCCCACTGGGCCACGCATGACGATCTTTTTGTTTGCTGGGTCCGATTCGAGTCTCATATCATTCGCCTTCGCTGTTTGTGTTTGGTTCTTCTGTTGTTTCTTCTTCTGTTTGATCGCTCTCCTCAGCGGCTGGTGCCGCCTGGTTTGCGATCTCGTCGCCGCCTTCGATTGGATCAAGGCAGTGCATCTCTCTCAGCTCGTTGATTGTTGCGAACCCAGACTGACTCAACTTCATTGTGTAGTCGGCAAGGCTGTTTGGATCACCCTGCATGAGCAGTTTGGTGTCGAACTCTGCCTCAAGGTTGGAGTAGGGCATCAACTTCCGCTCGATCTCCTCTGTCCATTTCGAGAACCAGCGTCCAAGACAGTTGTTGATGTAGGCCGTGTTTCGCTCGGAGATAGAGCGGTACGTCTGGCCGCTGTTGTCACCGAGGATAGATTCAAGACCGAACAGCAACGCAATTTCTTCACGCTGGAAGTTCCTCTGCTGAAGGAACTGAGAGTCTGTGCCAGACACTGGAAGCACTTTAGCTGTCATGCCGTCTCGCAGCAATCCAGCCTTTCCGGTATTATCAAGACCCTCATGCTTCGCGTTAAAGTTGTCCAGGAACTCCTTGGCATCTTCAGCCGACCTGAACATCCCGTTGGGAGCCTCAAGCAACATGCCGGGCCTTCCGCTGTTTGCGATTGTCACAGCAGCACCCTCTTGTCCAGCCTGTGTTAAGCCGAACACGTCTTTAGCTATGTCGATGATGTGCATACCCCAGATACCGTTGTAGCTGGTGTTCATAACATGCAGCATGTCTCGGTCTGGGATCTTGTAGTATTCGCCAGACTTGGTCTTGCTAGAGATAGCGTCCTGAGTTGTTCCTGCATCCTGAGTGACCAGGTGCCACTTCTGTCCATCAACAAGCATTGTCTGACAGTTGTATGGGAGGACCGGGATGAGTCCAATTGGAGTCCCGTTTGCGTTACGCTCGATGTACGCTCTACCATTCCCAGCAATCAGACTATGTACCATCATAATCTCTCGTAGCTGGTAGGCAGTCATCATCTCGTTGGGGTTCTTGTTGAGAAGCCTGTAGACATTGTTTCTCATGTACTCCTTCTTGCCAGACTTGTCGTAACTGACAACATTGATAGGCATCTGGCCGATATGCCCGCTGATCTTGTTCACAGCGTACATTACTGGAGCTAGACCCAGGGCAGATTCGGTCGTCACCTTGATGCCAGTCTTTGACGGCTTGCCTCCAAAGGCTTCAACAAGCCACTGGGTTGGGTTCTTGATGTTCGAGAAGGCCCGAAACACCTGCTTCATTTTGTTTTTCATAGTAAAGCCTTTAGGTTATAAAGTAGTCCCCACGTCCTCGACCTCGCCCCAGCATAGCTCTTGAGAAAGCCATCGTCAGTGCAACGAGCGGGTCGATCTTCTGGCTTGATGACGCTTTGTCGTATTGCCATCTGTCAGACCTGTCTCGCACTGCAACCGCATTTTCAAGGCACCACCTGAGAAGCGGAGACCCGTCATGGACGAATCTGCCGTCTGCTATTGCTTGCCGAAGTTCAGAAATAGGTTCGTTAAAGTGTCTTGTCGTCTGAGGCATGGCTGAAATAACCACACCCTCTTGCTCCACCTGCTCACCGAATTGCTGTGCCTGGTAGGGGTCAATGGCACAGTCTGTGGTGTAGTATCTCCAGTAGTCGTCAATGAAGTCTCTCTGGAGGTCAGAGATTGGGGACTTCGTTACGGTTAT